CACAGGCTCGTCGACGTTTAATAATGTCGAGAGATCGGGTGCCCTGAACATGGACGCCTCCACAGGGGAGATAATTACTAACATAAGTAATCCCTTAAATCCTCTAGACGCTGCCACAAAGCAGTACGTGGATACAGCAGTAGGGAATGTCATTGACGCGGCTCCGGCTGCCCTAAACACTCTTAATGAGTTAGCGGCTGCCCTCAATGACGACGCTAACTACGCAGCTACTGTGTCGACTTCTATCGCGGCTAAAGTTCACAAGACCGGCGACAGCATGACTGGCGCGTTGAACATGACTAGTAACAAGATTACTAGCCTCGGCACTCCTACACTTAACTCTGACGCGAGCAATAAGTCTTACGTAGATCAGCAGGACGCTCTTCAGGTTAGTAAGACTGGCGATACTATGACCGGCATACTAGATATGTCTGCTAACCGTATCATCGATGTCGCCAGCCCTGCCGCCACGAACGATGCCGCAAATAAAGCTTATGTAGACTCTATTTTAGGCTCCGCTACTAGCGCAGCTTCTTCCGCGGCCCTAGCCTCCTCTAGTCAAGCGGCTGCAGCTACATCAGCAAACTTAGCGAGTTCATCGGCCAACAACGCGGCCTCGTCTGCAACCTCAGCATCCAACTCTTTAAACACATTCCAAGACCTATTTTTAGGCTCGTACAATGCGGCGCCGTCCACGTCGGGCGTTTCAGCAGGCGCGATCTACTACAACACGACTAACCAGAGTTTATATCTTCTTTCGGGAGGAGCTTGGGTCAGTGCCGTATTTGATACTGCAGGGGCAATGTTTGGCTCAAATAACTTGGCAGATGTCTCAGATTCTGCTACTGCTAGGACTAATCTCGGCGTCCCCTCTACCTCAGAGGCACTGTCAGTAGCCAATGACCTAAGTGATCTATCAAACCCAGTAACTGCCCGGACTAATCTCGGCGTTTCAATTGGGTCTGATGTACAAGCGTATGATGCTAATTTAACAACTTTTGCTACTACGTTTAATTTGCCTGTCGCAGACGGTGAAGCAAATAACGTCCTGAAAACGGATGGTGCAGGAAACATAGTATTTGGTGCTGCCGCAGCCGGTGGAGGCACTGCCTCTGCGTATGTAGTAGCAGATGCTTCCTTAGCGGACTATGTTTATAAGACTTATGAGTTAACACAAAATAATCTTGAAATCACAGGTACTTGGCAAGCATTTGCAGATTCGGCTATACTGCACGTGACGGAAACAGAGACAATTTCTTCGGATGGAAATTACTTTGAGACGAGTACGACTTTGTCCGGAGACCATGCGTTCTACCAAATTCTTTATATCGCAGACTCCGCCACTCTCACTATTCCCTCAACGCGAACCGTTCACGGCGTTGCAGACAGCCCAGTGGCAGGTCAGACAAACGATAAATTCCAGTCGACCGGGCGTCTAATGTACTTCGGCTTAATATAAGAGGCAATTATCATGGCGGGCAGAACGTCTACTATACTTACACCTAACTCAGCGCAGAACCTGTACACTAACGAGACCAGCGGGGCAGTTGTCTGCACGGTTAATGGTGTATCGACTGTGTCGACTGAGAACCCTCCATTCTCTTTAAAATTAAGCACTGATAATAATGTTCCGCTAAACTACTCACAGCCAGTCTTTACCGCACCAGCGGGCTATCAAGCTCGGGTTATAAGCATAGATAAGCCTAATAGCGGGCTATACCCTTTCTACCGGCCTAGTCAAGGAATGGGTACCATAGGAGGCCCTGACGGAACTTCGTATGTAACGACTAGCACTAGTGCCAATTACGTTCAAAAGTATTGGTCTCAGTTAGAGCCGTACATGCTAACGAACCCGACTGAATACGGAAATGCGCTCGGAGAGTGCCGGTACTCCGGCGCACACAGTGGTAATAATTACTGGGTAAAGGATATTCGGACTAAACTAGACTCTCTCCCCGACCTTTTTAATGGCGCTACAAATGCGTGGACTAGTGCCGGTTACGACTATTCCCAAGGGATGGGCAACGACAACGCGGGTTGCGTCATGGATTTCCACACGGGAATTTGGATTTCATGGCAAACCAACGCTTATATGAGCTGTGGTAGGTATACAACAAGCCAAGCAAGTCAATCAGGCAATCGATCGACTGACTCTTTTTATTATCAGTATACCGGCAGCGGCTATAATCCTACTTCGTACTTTAACAATACGAATAACTCGCCTTTCGCCTGCGCTGACGGCGGGGTCATAGTCAATAACTTTGTTAGACCTACCGCTACGTCCGTGAGCCGTGTCGTCATAATTCCTGTCCGTGCTATTTTCCCCGGAGGAACTCTCCCCGCAGATAAGTTTAAAGATGCTCCTCTCGACAATGCCAATTGGAATAATTTTATTAGTTCTTCTGCAAATTGGAATTGCTATTTCCAGACTGAGGCGCATAGTTTTCAATGGATGAAGTATAATAAAACAGACGATTTGTATTACTTCTGCTTTAAAGGTGCCTCCGAAGAGCTTTCAGGTATTTATTCCTTCACATGGCAACAAATGACTGGAAGCGCAAACGCAGCTTACGGCTTGACTGGCTCGGGCCCTCAGAACCATGACCCGTTTACATTTACTGGAGCCTCTACATGGAAACGGGTTGCGAACTATCCCTTGAGCGATACTACCGCAGAAATGTCCATGCCTGCTAAGATAGGCCCAAATCTATGGGTGTCACATGCCGGCGACGTCCCCTACTACTCGACTGATTTAAAAACATGGACTGCTGAATCAAGTTATTTTACCGGCACTCTATCAGAATTTAACTTTATCGAGCAGGACGCAGACACGACTTCCTTCTATGGCACAGTGGGCACAGCAGAAATTAAACAGCCTGTAACAGGATTTTCTACGATTTTAGGCGGAGATTTGGAGGCTAGTACCCCAATAGGAAATTACTCAAGGAATGGAATTGTTCTTTCAAAAGGCGACTCTATTTACGGCGAGAACTCCTCCAAGACTGCTTCTATTTCCACTACTGTAATGTTCGCGGAGATTTAAAGTGGCTAGAGTAATCACCCTAAATAGTGCCTCTGGGGCCTCTGCGTCCACTTCCGGAGGATTGAGCGAGAGCGATGTAGAGAAGATAATCTCTAAAAACTCAGAGTTCGTGGTCGACAGAGTGTTTGATTACGGAACAGCCGCTCCGCCTGCCGAAATACCCATCGTCCCTAGCCTGAATAACGATACGGTGATGGCCTATAAGATCGTCATGCACAATTTGGCTTATACAAGTGCAACAAAATTGCAGCTTTTATTTACGGACGCGCAAGGAAGCATTAAAGATGTCTCCGGAAACGGGGCAATCCTTTATCAACAGGGCGCAACTGCAACAAACACAACACTGGCATTTTCTGGGGGCAGGCTGAGCCTAGGGAATCAAGCCAATGATTTGTCTGACGGCCACCACCTGCACTCGCTGGAAATTTACTTTAATCCTCCTGATGCGCCGAATAACGGTCAGAATTACTTTACCTATCGTTATTATGTAACGCCGGTAACCTACAACAACTCGAATCTAGCCCACAGTTATTATACTACCGGGTACCTAAGCAGTGATTTTCAAGGACTAAAAATAGGAAATGCAACGGGCAATGCCTTCAGCGTTCCCGGTCAAGGGTCTAGTCAACTTTACGTGTATAAAAAACTTCGCCTCCCCGCGACTTCAACCTAAACTAAGGAAATATTGCAATGTCTAAGATTATTGTAGACCAGATACAAAAGAACGGCGGGGACGTACTGACTCTGCCAACTACGGACGCTACCGCGAATAACCAGCCTTTAGTGGGCTCCACTACAGGCGTACTGTCGCATTCCCCCTTGTCCCTCCCTGCTGCGGATGGCTCGGCTAACCGCCCTGTAACTACAAACGGCTCTGCCCAATTGCAGTTTGGCTCTTTCAGTCTTCCTACGACAACAGGAAGCGTAGGGCAGAACTTAGGTAGTGACGGGGCTGGAGGAACTAGCTGGGTCGCTGCGCCCGAGAACCTTCCTACCCACACTGACTCAGATAAAATAATTGGCTCCGTAGTTACCTCTACAGGACAGGATAATTCATACTCGACGGGAGACTGGAGTTCGGGTGGCCCGTGGACGACTTACAATCATGGCGAATTTTTTAGCAACACCAATTCTGGAATCCAAGGGTGGAACATGTTTCTTGGGGACGGCTACCCTGACGGAACTAGCCAAATTATGTATGCTGATAATACTGCCCTCGACCATCAACGACAGCCGCAATATGCGATTAACCAGCGTATGGGCCACGCTTGGAGAGATAATTACTACCAAGATAATAGCACCTCCTACGGCGGCCTTACTTGGCGCTGTATGCCCATTCGGAATTCTTCAAACAGCGACAAAACTGTTACAGTTTACGGTTACGGTTCCTCATACACTACCTACTCTAGCTGCTCTATGGGCTACTACACACCTACAGGGACTGGCGCTCTGTACAGTCAAGTGACAGGTGGTGCTTGGACTCAAATTGCGTCTACTCAGGGTAACAATGCTCAGTATAATATGAGTGGAAACATCACAATTCCTGCCAAGACGACTATCTTAGTTTTCCTAAATTCCGCGAAAGCCTATCGGACGACATATAGATTCACGGACACAAATATGTTCTATAATCTGCATACTACTTTCTCAGATCCGGCAGTGCACTGTGATCTAAGAATGGTCAGAACTTTGGCCGAAGGTCGTTGCACTCATGCTGGGTACACGACTGCATCTACTCATCACATGTATAATCACTGCGCCGATCTATATGGAGACCAATAAAATGTACGCTAAATTTAATTCACAGGGTCGTATTGAGTCGACTACACAACAGCCCACGGACGGTTTCGTAGCGATAGATCCCGGCCTTTTATCTAATGCCATTTTAGAGAGTGACGGCACTATCCGGGCGGCTACTGAGGAAGAGCTGGCGGCAGACCTGTTGGCCTTTCGTACTCAAGCGGATAGTACGATGAATCGAAATATTCGCAATAAGTTGCTGTCAGAAAGCGATTGGGTCGTGACTAAAGCTCTCGAAGCTGGGGAGACGGTTGCTGCTGATTGGACTGCGTACAGAGACGGCTTGCGAGATCTGCCCGACCATGCGGCATGGCCATTTTTAGAGGCCGGAGACTGGCCTACTAGCCCGTAGATAAGGTGTTGCCATGAATGATGAAGAAGTACGCAGGCTCATCACTGAGGCAGCTGAGCGAGGGGCCAAGAAGGCCCTTCGTGAGATTGGGCTTCACGACGAAGACGCACTTGATGACGTTCGAGAAATTCGAGGGTTGCTAGATGCGTGGCGCGAGACCAAACGAACAGTAGGTCAAACAGTCGCTCGTCTTTTAACCACAGCAATCCTTACCGCTCTTGCAGCGGGCATCTGGATGAACTGGGGCGATAAGTAATACTTTGTACCAATAGGTTAGGTTTATGAATGCTGACCCTAAGGCGGTTCTGGATATGCTGTATATTCTCAGCAACAGCCCTTTAGGTAAAGATTTTGCCGTCAATAATTTTTGTTCGGATTTTATTAACCCATTGGTGGCCGATAAAGTTTACATTGATTATTCCCAAGGCCGCCCCTCAGGCATGGCGACGTGGTGCTTTTTGAGTAATCAGCAAGCCGAAGAGTATACAAATGGGGAATACTCACCGACCGCCGAGGACTACCAAAGAACATCCGGCGATCAGTTGTGGGGTATGTGGTTTGTTTCCCTGACCGGAGAGGCACGACGCCTTTATAAACTGACTACAAAGCAACTACTAGATAAACACGGGCCTCAAGAGATCCTCTGGCTTCGTACCAAAGACTCTAGTCCAAAGACTCACAGAGGTAAAACCAATGGGTAGCAAAAAAACAACTAACGTAACTAACACAGGCTTAGGCGATAGTCAGTTTAAAAGCATTACTGACACAGGAAACAGCCTAGTTTCCGGTCAAAAAACTCTTTCAGATGGCCAGATCACTTTAGCGGGCAATCAATCTGCTATAGCGGCGGGGGTCGACAATGTATACGACGGCGTAAACACCCTCAACACTAATGTCGATGCGGGCTTCACTAATCTAGCTAATACTACTGGTGCCCAGACGGATTTAATTAATTCAGGGTTTGGCAATCTTACAAATATTGGTAACCGGACTAACACGCAGCTCGACAACATAACTGCGGCGGGCAACACATTCGCGAGCAATGTTCAAGATAATTTTGATAACGTCACTTCAAATTTTGATGGCGTAAATTCAAACCTTGGCGTCATAAATGAAAACGTCGGTGGCGTGAATACTAATGTCGATAGAGTAGGTACCAATTTAGACACCGGCCTGACGAACCTCACCGGACAGTACAATACTTTGTCCGACAATTACACTAATCTTGAAAATCAGAACACTGCACTTCAAGATAGCCTCAGCACCCTACAGACAGCGTACGGTAATTCTCAAGCCGAGATCGCCGGGTTAGGGGGCCAGATCTCAGGAATAGGTGGCCAAATCACTGGCCTAGAAGGCGCAAATCAAGGTCGTTACGACAACTTATCCGGGCAGATGACTACAGGATTTGATGGTGTAGGCACCAAGTTAGACGGCGGGTTTGCTACGGTTAATACAGGCCTAGACAACTTGACGGGCACGGTTAACACTAGATCAGACGGCATACTCGAAAACCAAAACACTGGATTTAGTAACTTACAGACTGGCCTCACGGACAGCGAGAAGCGTATCATTGCTCGGCAGCAGGCCGCTGAAGACTCTTTGAGTGCGTTGGCCCGAGACAATCAGTCAGCTAACTTACAGCAGCAGCAAGAGATTGCCACGCTTATCAATCAGTACGGAGGCAACCTCGATGCCTATTACACTGATCTTGCAGCCAGTAACGTCGCCTCTGCAGAGCGTCAGGGAGCCTTACAGACAGGCCTAAACGCTTTCCAAAGCGATCAAGCCAATCAAAATACCTTGTCTAACTCTCAACAGGCACAGCTGCTAGACACCATCAATTCTACAGCGGCGCGAAACATAGACGCAGTTGCAGCGTTAGGCAATAGCACAGCCGCTGGTTTCACTGGTTTGGGCAGTGACCTGAATTCAGGATTAGGAGGTTTGGGCAATGACCTAACAGGACTATCGGGAGCTTTTAATTCTAAGTTGTCGGACGCCACCGATACTATGGCCGACGTTACTAGTGCCTCAGCGGATTCACTGATTAACGCAGTGTCTGCGGGTAATTCTGCGGCGGACAATAGGTTCGGTGAAATAGCGTCTTTGATCAGCTCAGGATTCCAAAGTAATGATCCGAAGTTTACTGAGTTAAAGACTGATTTCCTTGGGCGTCTAGACTCTATGAAAGGCATTATCACTAATTCCAATATGGACATTAGTCAAGATTTACGTAATACTTTCAATGCAATGACAAGCAGCTTTGATGAAACAGGTAACCTGATAACAGGCACTGTTTTAGAGAATGGCAATACAATTACCCGTGCCATAGATCAGCAAGGAAACTTGTTTACTGCCCAGTTTAATCAGTACGGAAAGAAGGTCTCTCAAGGGGGATTAAACATAAATCAGCTAATGATGAGATTAGACGAGTTGGGCTACGTGCCGGGATCTAACCAGAACATGGCTAATGCAACCGGCAGCACACTCCCATCCTATTCGCAGTATGATGGAATAGTTTCTCCCTTTGCGCAGACTGCAGGATAATCAGTAATGCCCACAAAGATCTCAAGTGCTGGCCTAGATATAATAAAGAAGTTTGAAGGGCTACATAAAGTTAAGGAAGACGGCACCGTCCGGGCGTACAGATGCCCTGCGGGTCGTTGGACGATCGGGTATGGGCATATCAAGGGTGTTCGCTCGGGTATGACCGCTACTAAGCAAGAGTGTGAAGCTTTTTTGCAGGAAGATCTTGCGTGGTGTCAGGCTGAAATAATCAAGAATGTGACCGTCGATTTAACTCAGCTTCAATTTGATGCCCTATGCTCTTTTATCTTTAACGTAGGCGGCCCCAACTTTAAAAGAAGTACTCTTCTTAAGTTGTTGAACTCGGGCAAGTATGACGAAGTCCCTGCACAGTTCTTGCGCTGGGATAAAGCTACCGTAGAAGGTGCTAAGGTGTCCCTTGCAGGGCTTACCCGACGACGTACCGCTGAGGCAGCTCTATTTACCATGGATGAACCTCTTCCCTCTTCCGGGGGCAACCTCATGGCTCAGAAGCCGGAGGAGACTACCCCAAAGCCTTTGACTAAGTCCAAGACTATGGCTGGAGCGGGTGCGGCGGGTGTTGGTACAGCAGGTACGGCTATGGTCGATGCCGCATCACAGGTGGAAGGTCTGATAACCTATTCGGACACCATAAAAATGGTTTTCCTAGGTCTGACCATCGTGGGTGTAGGCCTAGTAACTTACTCTAGATTTAAAGACCACAAAATGGGCGTACACTAATGCTGGGTATGTTTAACTACATTAAAATGTTTGCCGCCGCACTCTTCGCCGCCGCTCTACCCATACTTTACCTTTTTGGTAAGAAGAAAGGCCAGAGTGAAGAGAAGCAACTTGTCCTCGAAAGCATAATTGAAGAGGAGCAAAAGAAGGCCGACTTCTACCGCGCTATGGACAAAAAGAATGATGCTGAAGAACCTACTGCCCCTGTTAGTCGCAACAACCTTGTTAAGCGGCTGCGCAAACACGGTCTATAGAACTGAGTTAGAGATCTACTGCCCAGACCTACTAGACTACTCCTCGGATTTTAATGAGAAGTTAATCCTTGAGCTAGAATTGCTCCCTGAGGATACCGCAGAAGACCCATCCGCGATTGTCGTTGCTATCTCGGACTATGCTACTCTTCGCCAAAAAATCCAGAATTGTATTGAGGAACGAGAGAACGCCAATGGCAATTAATATTACAACACCAGAAGGTCTCGTAGGCGATGCAAGTGCTCTTCCCGGCGCGGAAGACTCTACGAATACAACCTCTACGGCCAGCTCCGTAGCGTCTAATGCGAACACTGTGGGAGGCGTCAACGTAGCGGGCACTGGAGCCTCTATAGTTAATGACGCAGGCTCGTTCTTAAATGATCGGAACGCTACTGTCACCGGGGCAGTTGCTGACCTAACTGGGAATGAAGCGGGCACGGGCCTTAGTGGAACTAATTACACTCTAGACATAGACGGCAATGCAATTACTACTGCAACCGCTGGCACAACAGCCGCTACCACCACAGCCGCTGACACGTCCCTCGCGTCTACAACTGGCGCCACTGCTGATCTTGCAAGCACTACGGCCGCGGAAGGAACCTTTGCAAACACGGCAGTCGCAGAAGATCCTACCCTTGCCTCGGTTACTACTGCAGATGCGGCAACAGCCAGCGACGTAACCGCCAAAGACGCCATAACAGCGGACGCTCAAACTACTCTTGATGCAACCAACGCAGCCAATGAACTTCTTGTTGCGGAGACGGCCGAGGTAAGTGACGACGCACTAGTCAATGTCGATACCTTTGATATGAAAGGTCTGTCGACTGGCGTCAATGAAGATGGTTCGATCAATGAAGTCGGCAAGGCGTTAAACACCGTCTACACGCAGAATATTTCCACTGTGGTTGATACCACGACAGTAAGCGGAAAGTTACTTGCGGCACGACTGGGGGAAGGCAACTACCTCGATGCTAAAGCTACCGTGGCTGGGCAGTTAAGCATTCTAAGTGAGGCATTTGTAGACCCGGTAACAGGTGGGCCCACTATCCCGGCGTTTGCTGCGGCAGCTACTAAAGGTGTCCAGAGAATGTTGGCCTTTAAAGGCGTGACGGGTACTGCGGCATTGTCTGCAGTTGCTGCAGCTACTATGGAATCTATTCTTCCTATAGCTCAGTCTGAAGCAAAGCTGTTCAATACTCTGACGGTTAAAAACCTTGACGCTAGAAACAACCAAGCTCTAAACACAGCAAACATTCTGTCTAATATGAACATGGCCGATCTAGATGCAAGGATGACGGCAGCGGTAACTAACGCCAAGACGTTCATGACCTATGATTTAGCTAATTTAGATAATCGCCAGCAGACTGCTATTGTGAAAGCACAGGCTCGTCAGCAGGCCATCCTCGAAGACGCTAACCAAGTCAACGTGATGAGAAGGTTTAACGCCGAGAGCCAGAATACTACGGATCGTTTCTACGCTGAGTTAGGTTCCAGCATTGACCAATTCAACGTCAGTCAGCGTAACATCATCGCCCAAAGCAACGCAGATGCGGCTAACCGTGCGTCTATCGTCAATGCCCAAGAAGTAAATGACGCAAATCAGTTTAATGTAAATCAGACTAATACAATGGCCCAGTTCAATTCTGAGCAGGCCAACAGAATTTCTCAGTTTAACGCGACGGAAGCTAATGCTGCGTCTCAGTTTAATGCTAATCAGACCAACACTACGTCCAGATTTAATGCGTCAGAAGCTAACGCTGCTTCCCAGTTCAACACTAACCAAACTAACACTACGTCTAGATTCAATGTCAGCGAGTCAAATGCCGCCTCTCAATTTAACGCCGGTGAGCTGAACGATGCTGAACGATTCAACGCCGACGCCATTAACAATATAGCCAAGTTTAATGCGGAGCTCGAGAGCAATCGAGAGAAATTCTACTTAGACCTGCAGTATCAAGTAGACGCCTCGAATGCGAAGTGGAGGCAGACTGTTACTCTGACTAACAATGACAACGCCTTTAACGCAGCTGCCATAGACGTAAAGAATATTGTAGGACTGACATCCGAGCAGCTAAATCAGTTATGGGATAGAGCAGACTCCCTGTTAGACTACGCATGGCGTGAAGGCGAGAGCACCAAAGACCGTGAGAATAAAGTCGAAGTTGCCAAGCTCAACTATGACGCACAAATGGCCATGGCAGCAGCTTCGCGTTCAGCCGGTAAGTCTAGCGCAGTAGGCAGTGTCCTAGGCTCTGTCGCTGGAGGAATTACCGCGGCAGGTAAGTGGGGTGCGATTGGCAAAGGTATAATGGGGCTAATTGGAATCTCTGACTTCCGCCTCAAAACTAACATCAAATATAAAGGCACATTGGAAAATGGCATCGATGTATTTGGCTGGGATTGGAATAAGAAAGCCGCAACTCTGGGTATGGAAGGCAGCGTTGGAATGGGCGTCATGGCCCAGCAAGTGAAAGAGCTAATGCCTCACGCGGTAAGCCTTCACGAGAGCGGCTACTATCAAGTTAATTATGGTGAGGTCTTAAAGTAATGACATACGAAGAAGTCGTTCGCAAAGCGATACGCGAGTACTACAAAGGCCGAGACCCTGAGAACTACAACGAAACTAAAGACGAAGTTAAGTACACTCGGGAGTACTTCGACGAACTTGAAGCAGAGATGGTTCCTGCCAAAAAGAAGAAGTCTAAAAAGAAGGCTGACTCCGAGGAGGGCATGACAGATGGCGACTGAATTATTCGAGCTAAATGGCCCTATACCCGGCGCTAATTTCACAACAGACGAAAGAAACTACCCGTGGCACCGTCCACCGGACATTACGGACACAGATGATGCTCTTGATTACATAGCAGAGAAGATGACGGGAGATAACGTAGGCTTCCGCTACATGACTATGATCGAGATGGGCATCTCTATAGCTGCCGTAACCGACATGCTCATTACTCTTGGTATCGCAGACGGTAAATGGACTCCCGATTTCGCGATCTTGATTGCTGGCCCTACAGCTCGTCTCTTAGAGATCATGGCCAAAAGCTACGGGATCACGGAATACGAGATGGGATTAGACAACAATGCCCCAGAACCCACCGCAGCGTTCGCTAAAGCCCTTGCAGAGCAAGACGAGCTTGAGGCTGAAGCCATAGAAGAAAACGCTCCTGAGGACACTGAGGGCGGTCTCAT